ATCCTCAGCGCGATAGCAACGTCACATTTGGACGTAAATAGAGGTATTCAAAATGGCGAATAAAGACGCTGCATTTGGAATGAAGCCGGTCAGAATGATCGGTGGCGCACCTTACACTGGCGGTCAGAGTCGATATCGTATTGCTGCGAATTATGGAACTTCCATTTTTCAAGGCGATATGGTTGCTCAGGTCACTGGAGGTACGGTGGAAGTACACGCTGACGGAGGCACTGTGCCTGTAGTTGGTGTTTTTAACGGTTGCCAGTACACAGACCCCACCAGTGGTGAGCAAGTTTACAGCAACTACTACCCTGCAAGCACTAACGCCGCAGACATCATCGCTTTTATCATTGATGATCCCGACGTGGTTTACGAAGTGCAAGCTGATGACACGTTTCCAATTACCGACCTGTTTGGCAATTTTGATATCGTGTACACCACTGCGGGTAGCACTTTGACTGGTATTTCTGGCGCTGAGCTTGACGTAACCACTGGTGCTACCAACACGAACCTGCCGATCAAAGCGATCGACATTTCGGAAGATCCGAACAACTCGGACACGGGCGCTGCAAACACTAACGTGTTAGTAGTAATTCAAAACTCAATCTTCGGCGTTAAAGGCGCTGGCTTAGCATAAGGAGCTAAATAATGGCTATTTCAAGAGCACAGCTCGCTAAAGAACTGGAGCCGGGGTTAAACTCCTTATTCGGCATGAGCTACGACAGCTACGACCGCCAGTATGAAGAAATCTTTGCTATTGAAGACTCACAGCGAGCCTTCGAGGAAGAGGTTTTGATCACTGGTTTCGGCGGAGCGCCAACTAAAACCGAAGGTCAGGGCGTACAGTTTGACAACGCTTCTGAGTCTTACACTGCTCGCTACACGCATGAGACCGTGGCTTTGGCATTTTCTTTGACCGATGAAGCAGTAGAAGATAATTTGTATGACTCGCTCGGCAAGCGATACGTGAAGGCTTTGGCCCGATCTATGGCTAACACCAAAGAAGTCAAAGGTGCAGATGTACTGAACAATGCGTTCGATACTAACTACACTGGCGGCGACGGTGTAACATTGATTAACACGGCACACCCTCTAGCGGGTGGCGGCACTGCTGCAAACCGTGCTACCTCAATGGCTGACTTGAACGAAACGTCTTTGGAAGATGCGTTGATTGATATCAGCACATTTACTGATGACAAGGGTCTTACGATCTCTGTTCAAGCATCAAAGCTTGTCGTACCACCTCAGTTGGTTTTTGTTGCTGACCGTATCCTGAACTCAACTTTGCGTTCTGGTACTGCCGACAATGACATCAACGCTGTACGCAACACGGGTGTATTGCCCGGTGGCTACACGGTCAATCATTACCTGACTGACCCTGATGCCTTCTTCTTGCTGACTAGCGTCACCGACGCTGGCGAAGGCTTGAAGATGTTCCAACGTACTGCGATGGAAACCACAATGGAGCCAGACTTCACGACTGGCAACATCCGGTATAAAGCGCGAGAGCGTTACTCTTACGGATGGAGTGATTGGCGTGGAATCTACGGCAGTCAAGGCGCTTAATTGTTTCACATGAAACAATGAAAGAAGGGGGCATTAGCCCCCTTTTTTTATGCCGCCTTTTTGTTATTAAGGCGCGTATGAGACCTTCTGAACTGAGGCTCGGATGCCTTCCCAGCCTGTTTGCGCGATCCTCACCGCTGTTGCTGCTTGGGCGCGGGTAGCCTTTACACCCAACTCGTCAGCAGCAAACTCTGCGGCTTCTTGAAAAGCTCGCTTCCAACAGCAACTGAACTCGTATGAAGTTAAAGCGGCTTCTGCCATTTGCTGAATTTCCCACTGCGATAGATATTCTGTTTTCATCTACTTCTCCCTTGGGCGGCTTATGCCGCCTCGTTTTTTTTGAAATTGTCAGCTAAATCTTTGATCGCGTTGCTTCTTATTTGCTTGTAGTATTGCTTCAGTTCTTCGCATCGCATGATCATAGATTTCATTTGAAATGCTTGAACGCCTACTTCTTTTGCCATTCTATCGATCAAAGCGTTTTCAATTGTTTCTAAAATTTGCTGTTCCATCTTAATGCTCCGTTTGCGTTGTTGATGTCCTTTATTATACTGATCCCGTGTCGATGTGCAACAATGTATACACAAATAAATCGAAATAAATGAACTTTTTTTTACTGCCCAGTTGTCATAGACTGTAGGTCTGAGATAAACCCAGCCCCAGCGACTGGCTCAGCAGACGTTTACGAAGACTCTGGGGCGAATCCTTTCGTAAAGAGGTAATAACTAATGTCACAAACAACATTCTCTGGCCCAGTACGCTCGCTTGGTGGCTTCATCACCGCAGGCGTAAACAGCAGCATCAGCTTATCAGCAGACACCACGCTTACCGTGGCGGCTCACGCTGGCAAGATTATTTTGCTCAACGACGCAGACGGTAAGTTCACCTTGCCATCTATCGACTCCAGCACTCCCGCTGACCCAACGTCTCCAAACCAAGGCAACAACATTGGCGCGTCTTTCTTTTTCTACATTGAAACCGCAGCCACTGACTTGGACATCCTTACCGATGGCACTGACAAGTTTAAAGGTGCAGCGATAGTTGCTGTCGATGACGGCGCGAAAAAAGCTTTCTTCCCTGCTGCCGCAAATGACGTAATGACTTTCAACGGCTCAACCAAAGGCGGTTTGGTCGGCAGCGTCATTCAGGTAACAGCAATTGATACAGCCAGCTACCTTGTACATAACACCTTGCTGCTTGGTTCAGGAACGATTGTTACGCCTTTCGCTGACGCTTAATCCACAGAATAGGAGATAGGCAATGGCAGATGCAGTAACTAGCCAAACCATTCAGGATGGAGAGCGTAAGGCTGTCCTTAAATTCACTAACATTAGTGACGGAACCGGAGAGGCAAATGTAGTCAAGGTTGATGTTTCAGCCTTGACCACTAACTCTGCGGGTAAGGCTTGCACCAAAGTTACAGTTGCCAAGATATGGTGGCAGTGTGTTGGGATGGGGGTCGAGCTGTTGTGTGATGCAACGGCAAATACCCTAATCATCGGCTTGTCACCAGATAGCAATGGCTTCCACGATTACTCTGACTTTACCGGCATTCCTAATAATGCTGGCAGTGGTGTGACTGGGGACATTCTATTCACGACAATTGGCGCAAGCAGTGCAGATACTTATACTGTCATTTTAGAAGTCATAAAAGAGTATGCTTGATGGCTACCACCTCTGACGTAGAACGGTTAAAGAGCGGACGGCTGCGGTATCGCGGCCAGACGTTCCCCGGCTATAACAAGCAGGTTCGCACTTCTGGAGAGAGCAAAAAGTTCAAGGTTCTAGCCAAGAAGGGCGATCAGGTGAAGGTGGTTCGCTACGGCGACAGCAACATGGAAATCAAGCGAGATAACCCAGAGCGCCGACGCAATTTTCGGGCAAGACACAATTGCGATGCGGTTCAAAAGAAAAAAGACGTTTTCACGGCTTCTTACTGGTCGTGTAAAAATTGGTGACCTAATATGAGCTTTGCAGCACCTATAGAGTTTTACGAGCGGCAGGAAAAAATAAAAGCCAGCCCCCTTTATCCGCAAATTCAGTACATGAATTTGCAACTAAACCAGATGCAAGAGGGCACCCCTCAGTATGAGGCGCTCAAGGCAAAACTCTTTGCCATGCAAGATCAAGCGGCTGGTGGAATGGCTCCGCAGCAGCAAATGCCACAAATTCCCGGCAGGTCTGGCGGTATTGAGGGTTTGGCAGAAATGCTGCAAAGGCTGCAAGGCGGACAAAGAAGCCCCGGGCAGTACCCAGATACTTACCCGGTGCCTAGCACGGACGACATGATCATTGAATTCCCAGTGCCAGATAGCCGACCTTCGCCGCCTATTGGCTTTCCCGGATTTCCAGAGAAACTTCCAAAGAAAACCTTCCCTGACTACATAAAGACAGGACAGGGCAGAAGGTTGCCGCCAAGCCCTCCTATCTTAGATGATATTTTTGGCCCAGAGGGTCGAATACCTCCCCGCGATGATCGCATCCCAATGATGCGAACCAACGACTTTCAAGACCGAAATAGAAACGGCGTTGACGATAGGGACGAAAGAGGTGGGCGAGGCAAATTCAGAAGGATTCCAAGCCGCAGGATAAAAGATTCTTACCGACGAAGGGGCGGTTTAGCAGGTCGGATTGCAGAGCTTGCTGAGCAGATGCGAGGCCGAGAAGAGATGCCTAGACCCCGTGGAGGGATGTTTGGAGACCTCATGCGCCGAATACAGTCGGAACGAGATCAGCCGCGCATGGAGGCTCTCATGCAAAACATGCAAGCGCCGCCTCCTGAGCAATACTTTGCGGAAAGAAATCGACGAATGAGACAAGCGCCTGACATGGAGCAAATCAGAAGGCAGTTAATTCAGAACATTAACTTTCGGGATCTTGGCATCTAATGGCTATCTCTGACGATTTACAAGCAGCCCAAGACGAATACGGTAGCTCAGCATCCCCCTATGCAAGTCTGAGTGAGTATTTGATGCAGCGCCCTGCTTACGACAGGGGCGCTAGGGCTGCGCCAGCGGCTCCGACGATGAGAACGCTTGACGCTATTACTCCTGACACTGACCAGTTGCTGGCTGAGCAGTATGAAAAGATTATGGCTGAGCAGAGAGAGGCTCAAGAGGCATCTGCGGCGGCTCGTCAGACGGAAATTGACAGCCTAAGAGACCTGTTGAGAGAAGAGCTTGCCACGTCAGAGCAGGCGGCTCTGGGCGAGAGGTCTGAGCTTTCCAAGTCTCTTGAGGCGCAAATAGAAGATATGCGTCGTGGCGTTGACGCAGAAACCATGGATCTTCGCCAAGCTGGACTCGACGAGAGGGCTGCGCTTGCTCGTCAGATTGAAGAAGGCGACAAGTTGGTTAGAGAGGCGCAGGTTCAGGCCATTGGCGACTTGGAAGACCGGCAAGGTTCTTTGGTTGGCGATCTTAAAGAAAGAATAGGCTCTTTATCTTCTGATCTTTCTAGCATCAATAGCGTGATTGATCAGAATTATTCTGAATTGCTTAACATTCAAGAAACCTCGTCAGGTGCTACTCAAGAGCAAATATCCGGCATAAACCAAGAGCTGGAATCATTAAGCGGTACTCAGTCGGAAATTGACACGCTAAACCAGCAGCTTGAAACCTTGTATGAAGATGTAGAAGCTGGAAATGTTGATCAATCTGAATTGTTGCGTGGAGAGGTTTCCGACCTAATTGCTGGTTTAGAAGGCAAGATAAGCGGCATTCAAGACAACCTTGGTGCCCTGCCAATCGACCAGATTCAGGCAGAGCTTGCCACAGTCAACGATCAGACTGCTGCTTTTCAACAAGCAATTGATATTGCTGGTACAGAAAGAACTGACCTCGCCGCAAGAATAGAGGCGTTGCAGGCCGCTGGATTGACCCAAGATGACCTGTCTGGCTTGTCTGAGTCGATTGCAAGCCAAAGGCAGACGGACATCACTTCAGCTCTAGACCCTGTACAACAGCAGATTGAGGCGCTTCGCGGCCAGATACCCGGAGAGGTTGACACCGAGGCATTACGCAAACAAATTACCGAAGACATCATGGCTCAAATGGCTAATCAAGCGCCTCCCGCTGGAGGGGGCACTGGCGACACCGACACAGATGTAGATGTTGGCGACGTTGTTGTTGAACCCAGCCCCGGGTTTAGCGGAACACCTTATGAAAACTTTATGGGCGGTTTCATTCCCGGCGCAGGGCAATCCTATGACGCAGGCGTAAACTACGGGCCGTCAGCGTCCGAAGCGGCTGGCTTTAACCCTGCCGGCGGAGGCTCAATGGGCAGAGGCAATCAAAGCATTGTAGATAATTCTGGTTATCTTGACTTTTATAATCAACAAACTTTAAATCCAGTTTCGCCCGTAAAAACAGGCAACATGCCCGGCGGCGGAGTTGGTTCAGGGTATGTGAAGACTGGCGCTCCAATTGCCTACAATCAAGGGCCGTTTCAGGCTCAGAAATTTAACACCAACCTTTTTAATAAAGGAAGTTTTGGAATGTAACTATGGCTTCTTCTGCCCCTAAAAATGTAGCCAATCCTAGTCTTTACGCCAAAGCTAAGGCTAAGGCCAAGGCTAAGTTTGATGTTTACCCGAGCGCATATGCAAACGGCTGGATGGTTCAGGAGTACAAG